TGTTCTACCACCAGGTCCATTAATGACATTGTAAGGAGGGTAGCTTGTTCCTGCTCCAGCAAGAGATTCAAGTCTGTGGAATGTTTCATCGAACCCGAGTGAAAATGGGGAAAGTTGTTGCCATGCATAATTGTTAACCATTGTCCTTAAATAAGCGACGTTTATATGTGACCCGTTAGGCATCACACTCCTATTTAACGATAACAGTTTAAACGTTAATAACGGTTTTCCTTATTAAAAATTGCGGTTTACTCTACCTCTTGTTTCTTACGACCGATATTATATTTGGACTCAAGCGTCCATTCACCTTTCTCCTTAAAGGAGAGAACTTTAATTTGATTGAGTGGTGCTAGGTCAGCAATTTTTTCCTGACTCTCTGTATTAATATTAACCAATCCCCAGTCAACTAAAAGTTGAACGATACGGTTACGACGTTGTGCATCATTCAAAGAAAAATTTGTATTCTTGCCATCAAGGGCAAACAACTCTTTGAAGTGTACAATAAAATATCTTCCTTGCTTATGGAGAATGTGGCAGGATTGATAAATCTTTTTTTCTTTACGTGATGCAACACCAATCCTTGTTAATGTTTCTCTCACTTTTAAAAAATCATCTGGTTCATTTAGGACGACTTCAACCATATCGGTTTGTCTCCATTGAATCTCAATTTCACCGCTCATGTTTACCACCTTTACTCAATGCTTTTGTAATATGATTTAATTGATCCTTGGTGAGAATTCTAAGAGCTTGTAGAGCTTTATCGTCATTATAACCATAATACTCTTTTACTAACTCAAGATAGTCAATAGAATCTTTTCGTGCCCAAGGAGAAAAACGTTTCCTAGGTTTCACACTATTTAGTAAAAAATCATACTGTAACTTCTTTGGTAGATGAGGATTCTTATTCAGTTCATTGACATAAAGAATAGTATCAGTAAAAGAAGAGAGACATCTGTTAACAATATATGGGGGATACTTTCTCTCAGCATCTATATCGTCATCAAGAATATTCTTTTTGGATTGGTTGATTGAGTAGAGATAGTCTTTCAGTTGGTACATTGTCGTTCCAGTGTCTTACGTTTCCAGCGATGATAAAACAGTTAGTAATTAATAACTGAGTAAAAATGATAGTTCTAATGGTGCATATGATATTATCATATCTCTTAGTTTTATTATCATTGAATGATCCTAAGGAGTATTTCCAGATCTTCCAAAGTTCTTTCATAGATCATTTAAATGTTGCAGTGACGCCCACTACAGTACAACCAGGATTACGAGCAAGAGCGACCTTGCGAGCATCTTGATAATCAACAGCGATCACCTCTTCCTTGAAGACGGTGCCTGCTTTGTATAGGGTGACTTCACACTTCATAATTAAAAAGGACTAGTTCCTTACGAGCTGCTTGATCTGTATTATAACTCCCCACGCTCCTCATGGTGTAAGTGTGTGCAAATTCAGCAGCTGTCCACTCATCGAAACGATCTCTGATAAGTTGTGATGAATTATAAGACACAAGTTGTGGACCAATAAATCGATCACACTTGACAGCAAAATGATCATGGTTAAAACCACTATGCATATTACCTTTCTTACCATAGAGATTAGAACCAATCTCATAAGGAGGATCTAGATAAGTGAAAGCATTCTTATCATCAGTAAGAAGTTGTTCGTAACTGAGGTTAGTGATCTCCCACTTAGAAATCATTCCTGAATATTCAGGGAGTTTATCAATGCCTCGCATCGAGAAATTGCTATCTGACGCTTGCTTGCTGAAGGAACTGGATTCAGTGAGACCAGAGAAAGAGCACTTATTAACAATATAAAAACACACAGCAGCAGATAGGTTGGATGTTGAATCATCGTTTAGTTTCTCCTTAGCTTCTAGAAATAATAGTTTTGCTGATACTGGTTCTGGGTGACGATTCTTGAGTTGGACTAACTGGTCACGAAGTTCTTGTCCTTGATCTTGAAGCACTCGCCAAAAGTTATAGAGTGGTCCATACAAATCGTTTACCCAGATGTTTAGGTGTGGATACCTTTTGCCAATTTCTAATGCTACAGATCCACCACCAACAAATGGTTCACGATACTCAGTGTAATCTTTCAGGTTAGGAATGTACTGAAAGAGTTTACTCAGGGCACGACTCTTCCCGCCTGGATACCTGAGGGGTGTCTTCAATGACTTCAATGTCTGGGGCATGGTATTTAAGGTATTCGCGAAAGATCATTTTCATTTCACGCTCTGTCATTCCACAATGAGCAGCAGCGTGGGGTAGGTTCATTGTAGCATGAAACAATGCTTCATTTGCTTCCTGAACATTTTCTGGTGTTGTTTTGACTTTGGATGTATGCCCAGTGTCTTGCTGATTCGTTTTCAAGTCTTTCAATCATTTCCTCCATCATTAATTGTTTAGGTTCTTTTTCAATAAATTTGAGTAGTGTCATTTGAATTCACAACCCATCATGATCTCTGTTAAACATGCTAGCAGGTTGATCTCTTGATCAGGAACAATAGGAATACTGTTCATGTATTTGGCGATGATAAGAACTGCTTCAGGAATAGAAGCAGGTTTCAATACAACATACAAGCTATCGTAAACTTTACGCATCACCATTGTAGGATCGTTGTCCATATTCTGAACAACCCAATTCTTAACATCAGTAAACTTTTTCTTCTTCAAGGACGAAAGTAAAGTGTCAAGATTGACATCAGCAACATCCACAAGAATAGCAGACGTAATAGCACCAGTAGCGGCATAGCGTTGGCACTCATTAATAAGACGCCTCCAGTCAGGATAATAACGCTTAGTAATTTTAGCGAGAACTTTGTCTTCATACTCTACATTCTCGTTAGTAAGAATAGTTTTCAAACGGGTAAAGAACTGACCCTGCAAAGCTACTGCTTGTTCAGGTTTGATTCTAAAATCAACAACAGTGCATCGAGAATGCAACGGTTCAATAATCTTGTTAATGAAGTTGCATGTGAAGATGAAACGACAGTTTCCATGAAACTCCTCTACAGCGGTCCTCAAGGACAACTGAACATCGTTAGTTGTGTTGTCTGCCTCATCGATGATAACGACCTTATGAGACGCTCCAGAGGTCAGAGAGACAGTAGTAGCAAACTGACGGACTCTGTTCCTCACAGTGTCTAGGAAGCGTCCCTCATCAGATCCATTGATCACGATGTAAGAAGCACCAATCTCTTCACACAGCGCCTTAGCAATGGTTGTCTTGCCCACGCCAGCAGTGCCATTCAACAGCAGGTTAGGAAGCTCTCCTTGATTGACGAAACCCTGAAACACTTCTTTGGTGTTAGCAGGAAGGATACAATCTTCAACAATGTTTGGGCGGTATTTCTCCACCCACAAAAACTCTTTGCTCATAATAAATTATTCAAAAATAGGAAGGATGCGTTGTCTCATTTCTTTGAGTTGTTCTAAGTCATTCCCATACTCACCCATGTTCATGTAAACACAATCAATATAGCGTAAATCGTTACGCTGTGCATCTAGAGTAAAGGAATCGCAATACTCAAGAATCTCATATGGTACATCAACTTGCCTGTCATAATCAATAGTCACAATCAAATCCAATCAGGTTTACGTTCTGGAGCACGAAGATAGTTGGTAGCTACCCAAGGTTTAGATGCAATATACATTTTGTACTTGCTGTAGATGTCAACAGTATCATACTTGAATTCATCAGGACCTGCAAAGACAAAAGGTGTATGCATAGTATTGTCTGCTGATGGTAAGAGATGTGTTATCTCTAGTAGTGGTTTAGAACAAGAATGAACTTTACCGTATCTGTGTGTGTACTCAGCACATAGAGAAAGACCATGTGTAAGTAACCACCATGCATTTGCTAGAGAATCATTTGCCCAGATAGTGCAAGGATGATTACGGAATGCACCTTTCTCTGTCTTGTATGGTTGACCATCGTTACGATGTATTTTACCGTAGCTATGACCCCACTCTTCAGAGCAAACAATAGAAAGCATTTGACATGTTTCTAATGGCATCTTGACAACGTGTTTGTCAGGTAATACTTGTGCTGATACAACAGGGTCAGGGTCAGTCACAAAGATGTTCATGTGTTTGGTTCGAGTGCTATAAAGTATTTGA